AAGGGTATAGCGGAGCGGATATATCGGCATTATGTGAGAATGCAGCATACATCCCACTACAGGAAACACTACAGACAGGCAAGAGGCGCAAGATAACACATGACGATTTCATAATGGCATTAGATATGCAGGAGGAACAATGACAGCAACAGCAGACATGCTCGGCATGGTCACAGGCAACCTATACACAGTCGGTGAGGATGCAGAGGATTCTATCAGCATCAATACCTTTGACATATTGCATGAATGGGCGCAAGTACATGCAAACACAGACGGAATACAAAGCACGTTCTATGACAGGGCAGTCATCTACCTGGTGGCAGATTATGTCGAGCGAATGAAAGCATCTGCAGGCAGGGAAAGCGAGAAGATAGGAGACGTATCCTACAAGAAAGCCAACCCGATGAAAACGCAATGGAAGCAGATGTATGAAGAAATACTCCAGACAAGCAACAAATCCGCAGGGAGTCAACCATCAAGCGGAATAATGCGAGCGGATGCTACCATGCAGGGAGTGATGCCGGACAGGTCTGGCAACTACGTGCCTTATGACTCCAACGATGTGGACATAACGGGAGCAAATCTCTATGACTGATATCTCGCACATGCTCAACCAGACAATCGAGGTTGCCAAAGCAGGCAGTCGTGACAGGTACGGTGCATATTCCTACGGAGCAACAACAGAATATCCTGCAAGGATTCAGGAAAAAATAGACATGGTCAAGGATGCAGAGGGAAGAGAAGTGGTCTCTGAATCAACCGTTTACGTTGCTGCAGATATTGATTACAATGATAAGATAATCATTGACGGCGAGGAAGATATCTCTATTCTGGCAATATCTCATGTACATGATTTTGATGGCAACTTTGTGTACTGCGAGGTCAAATTATGATAGAAGGCAAGCGGGTGTTTGAGAGGAATCTCACACGGTGGGAAGATAAGGGCTGGGATGCAGCAAAGCAGGCACTTTTGGACGGTGCAAACGATATGCTCTCCAAATCTGTCAAACAATGTCCGGTTGATACTGGCACACTTCGCAGGTCTGGTACTGTCGAGAAAACCACGGATTCCAACACATCTATCGAGGTAGCAATCGGCTATAACACCAAATATGCGATATATGTCCACGAAAACCTGTCAGCAAACCATCCGAAAGGCAAAGCAAAGTTCTTGGAGGATCCTGTCAATGAGAACATGGGCAACATCGAAAAGCGAATAGTTGAAGCCATTAAAGGAGTGAGAATATGAGCGCTCCGGCCACAGACATAGCAATCTATCTGGAGAATAATGGCATAGGCAGTGCAGATGATGTCGTATATGTTTCATACATGCCGGATAATGTAGGCGCCTGTGTGGCATTGTACGATTATGCCGGGGAACCGATAGGGGTAGCGGACAATATTCAGTACCCGGCAATCCAGGTCAACGTCAGGAGTACAAACTACCAGACAGCATACCAGAAAATCACAGAAATACAAACATTACTTCATGGACTCTCAAACGAAATTATCAACGGTAGCAAGTATCTGTACATATTTGCCAGACAGTCACCGTTCCAGGCAGGCGGATATGATGACAATCGGCGGATTACTCTCAAACAGAACTACCAGATAGCCAGAACCTAATATATAAATAGTCAGGAACTATAAATACAATATAAAGGAAATATACGGAGTATATACACATGTCAAACGCAAGCGCAGCAGTCGGCACAACAATCAGTTGGAACGGCACAACCGTAAATGAAGTCACGAGTATAGGCGACCTTGATACATCCGCAGACGACATTGAGGTCACGGACTATCAGAGCACAGACGGATACAAGGAATATATCCAGGGGCTTAAGGATGGCGGAGAGGTTGAAGTCGAAGGCAATTTTTATCCATCCGATACAGGCCAGTCGAATCTAATAAGCGATTACAATGCAGGCACTTCTCGTGAGGCCATTATTACGCTTCCGGGCAGTATAGGCACATGGACTTTTGATGCCTATGTCAAGGGCTTTGCTACCCAGACACCTATTGATGGAAAGGTCGGATTCACAGCCACCCTGAAAGTCACAGGCAAGCCAGTATTCGCATGAGTAGGTGGTAATTTATGACTGCCACCAATACTCTTTACACTCGTATTCTACGAGCTAAGGATGTGATCGGGGAACTCACGGCTATCGGTGAGATGGCTACAGAGGTGGATGACCTTGAAGTGACCAACTACGATTCCGATGTGGGATATCGTGAGTACCTTCCCGGAATGGTCGATGGCGGAGAATTGGAGATCACAGGCAACCTCTATGGAGATGATGCACAGGAAGGTCTCCTGACAGATTACAATGCCGGGACTTTGCAGGACTTCATTTTTGCATTCCCGAACAGCCTTAATTCTGCGTGGGAATTCGATGCTTATGTGAAATCTTACGCTACAAGTCAGCCAATGGATGGCATAATTAGGTTCTCCGCAACTCTGAAAATATCCGGCAAGCCTACGCTCATCAAAGCGAACGGATCCGGAGGATTGACTACTCCATACTTCTCACTATCCGGCAATAATTCAGGAAGTATATCTCCATCTCCTGCAGCAAGTGGTTCTACATATCTATACTCCGCTACTGCTGATAATCTCGATACAGCCGTAACCGTCACTCCAACGGCAGCAGCAGGCACTATCTATGTGAACGGTGCAGAGACGGCAAGCGGAAGCGGAGAATCAATCACGCTTGGCGATGCTGGAACTACAACAAGAGTATATATTGTTGTAAAGGAAGCGAACAAATCTCCAAAAATATATAAAATCAATATTACGAGGGCTGAGGCATGAGTAAGACTATTCCTATTGAACTTGATAAAATGCGCAACCTGCGCTTTGACATAAACGCTATGGCGGACTTTGAAGAGGTATATGGCAAGAGCCTGATGGAACTGCTGGCAACCGGCATGATCTCCTTTTCTGGACTTCGTGCTCTTTTGTGGGCAGGTCTCAAACACGAGGATAAGCAACTCGGTGCAGCAGGCCCACAAAAAGCCGGTGAGATTGCACAGGCTTGGATTGACAAATCTAACGGAGACGTAACTCAACTCACACAAATAGTTACGGATGCACTCATCAAATCCGGGTTTGCTACAGTTGAACCGGCCGATGATCCCGACAATGCCGGAGATGGTTCGGGAAACTGCTGACTATCGATGAGATAGTCGATATGATTGCTGCAGATGCGTATGGAGTATGCGGATTAACACCGGATGAATTGTACTCCATGACTCTCAAGGAATTTGAGCAGGTCAGGAAAGCAAGACTCGATCTGGAAAGGGGTTATGATATGCAGAGGGTACAACTATCTTTCATAATGGCTTCTGCATGGGGCGATAATCCCGATCTGGATATTGAGGACTTCATGGTGTTTTCTCCGGGGAAAGAAAAGAAAGAACAAACTCCAGAAGAGCAAATGCAGTATATAGAGGGGATGAATGCAATTATCGGAGGAAAATAAATGGCAACAAAGATAGCCGATCTATATGCCAACCTGTCCTTGAAATCCACATTAAACAAGGATGTGAAACAGGCAAACGGCCAGATGGGCAAACTATCATCTACAATGGGCAGAACCACCTCACAAAGTGGTGGAATGGCTGCCAGCATGGGAATGGCAGGTGGTGCAGCAGCGAGGCTATCTGCCGTTGCCCTTCCACTTGCAGCAGGACTTACAGCAGCCGGAGCAGCCACATACAAACTCGTGACTGATGCAGGCAACATGGCTGACAAGATGCTCGACCTCCATGAGCGTACTGGACTGGCTCTGGACACTCTACAGGAGTATCAGCACGTCACATCACAGGCAGGAGTGGAATACGACCAATTCACCAAAGGGATTGAGGTATTCAACCGGAAACTAATCGAGTCCGAGCAGGGCACAGGCAGAACCGTAGATGTTCTCAAGGAACTCGGTGTAGAAGTCTATGGTGCAAACGGCCAGATGCGAAGCATGGAAGATATGCTCCCTGAGTTGCAATCATCACTTGCAGGTATGGAGGACACAACCAAGCGGAATGCCTACGCCTCTCAACTATTCGGCAGGAACACCGAGGCAATGCTGCCAATTCTCGCAATGGGTGAGGAGGGTATCCGAAAAGCCAAAGAGGAAGCCCACGAAATGGGTATGGTGCTATCGGAAGAAAACATTAACGCATCTAACAAATTCAGAAAAAGCACAGAAAAACTGAAAGAACAAATGCAGGCACTTGGCA